GATACGTTTAACCGCAGCCCACGGCAAGGAATTGTAAAGGATGCAGCCTTTGTCGCCGTTACAGCACTGAAATCTGATGCGGTAAACCACGTTGCGGAACCCGCAACAAAGTCATCCGCCATGATGTCGTCAAAGGTAAACTGCACAGAATAGGTTGCTGTCCCAGTGATAGTGCAGCCAATACCTACGTTAAACGGTGCTTGGAAATGATCGCAGGCATAAATTGGGCTGGTGCCAACGCCTGTAACGGTCCAACTTACTGCTGGCATGCTCATATTACTGCCCCTTCTTCTTTCCTGTCCGCATCGCGGTCACATTATCTACCAGATTCGGCCACGGACGACCATGCGCACGGGCTGAAGCTTTGGCGGATTTAACTTGTTTTGTGCTCATATGCTTTTTATGAGCGGATTTCTCAGCGGGATGTTCCCAAAACGGCTCTTTTGCCATTAGCAGCCCCACTTACGCAGCGACTTATTGATCCGGCTTTCCGGATCATGCGCGTTTTTGTGATTGGTCAATTTAGAACGCATGCCTTCCATACGCGCACAAAACGATTTGTGCCGAGGATTGCTGCTGTCCTTGGTAGGCGCTTTAAGGTTGTGACCTTCAGCCCGCGCAGATGCGCGACCTTTTTCATTCAGGCCGCCAGATGGTGATTTGCCTTCTTTGCGCGTCCAAGCCGCCGTCATCGTCGCCTCCTTAGAGAAAGAGGGGGGATTGCTCCCCCCTCAATTTCGTCAGTGAAATTTCTTCAAGGTCTGCGCGAGACGCGCACGTTTAGCGAGTTTGGGGTTATCGCTATGCGTTGCCTTCTCAAGCTTCTTGGCGGGGATCTTCTCCCCTTCCGGAACATGCAAAGCCCTATGCAATGCTCCGGGATGCTTGATGGCACCCTGAATCCATTTCGTGCCGCCCCCTTGGGCCTTTTGGGAACGGCTTACGACTCCCCCGCGTCCACGTCACGACCGGCTGGGGTCTTGACGTTATGCGCAGAGGAAAACGGCTTCATGTCGGAGCCAACACCGCCGCCGCTTTTACGCTTCGGACGATCAAGGCGGTCATGAGCCTTTTTGCCGCTCATGCCAACATGCTTAACTTTGCCACCGCGCTTGTACTTGGAGGCTTCCTTGATGACGTTTGAGTCGCCGCCAGCATAGACCATGCCCGGCTTCTTGTCGTCGGCTTTAACACCCTTCATAGGGCTTTCTGCCTTTTTACCCTTCATGGCTCACTCCTATCAGGTGTATTGGCCGTTAGTGAAGCCGTTTGCGCCTTGCAAATACTTCACGATAAGGATCGCACGACCGGCGGTACCGGCGCTTGATTTGGTGTAGATCATCACGTCCGACGTGCTGGACGAGTTGTTCCATGCCGCAATCAGGCTTGTTACGGGGACAGTATACTGGCCCTGAACAAGGCTGGCGTTAGCAAGGGCACTCGCCAATTCGTTCGAAGTCGTCGTCGTACCAATGCTAAGAGTTCCAGAAGAACCCCACGAAGTGGTAATATTGAGGACGATGCTCGTAATGATGCTTTGCGCAGGGATGACAATCCCTGAAGCAGTCGCGGTCGTTGACTGCGAAATTGATGCTGTTTGCACCATTTCGCAGAAACCGACATTCTGGGTTCCGTTAGACCCGCCGACCCCGGCAAGATTGCCGGAGCCGTCGGAGTTAAGGACATTCCCCGCCAGAACCGGGCCAGTAAATACTGTGCTACCCATCTGGATAACTCCTTACGAAGTTGGGAACGAACCGTAGATTGAACGCCAGTTATAGTAACCGACTGAATAACGCTCATAGCCTTTGACGAGCAGGTTGTCTGTCGTAAAGTCGACTTGCATATCCATTTCGAAGGGAACGCGCTCCATATACACCAAACCTTTGATGTTTGTGAGCAAGAACCATGCATAGTTGGACGTCAAGAAGTCCATAACCATGTAGCCTTCCGGCAGACCGCCACCCGTGAAAAGGATCGCGTTGGTATCGTTGTCTGCTGTGCCCGGACGAAGCTGAGTCTTCGTAAGACGGATAGCAACCGGCTCCAGTGACGGCGGAACAATCAGCTTGCGACCACGGGCAAAGATCTTGTTGCCAGCAATATCGCGGAAGTTCTGACGGATCGCAACCATCGCATTGAGGAGCGTGGCTTCATTGAGGTCAACATCAGTCGTAGGCTTGTTGGCAATCGTGCCACCATCAATCGGGTGGTCGGTTGCGCAAAGAGCCTTGCCGTCACCACCGATTGACGCATTGTACGTCGTTGCGGTGTTAAGAACGTTGGCGGCATAGATTTCCTTCGTTTGATGGAAGGATTCAATGAGGCCAAGGTTTGTCGGCTTAAACTGTGCCTTGTAAAGGTTATCGTCGATAGCCTTACGGGTGATCGCATAGCCGAGAGCAATTTCATTGTGCTCTTGGTTATAAACGTAACGCTCACCAGCAGCGTTGTCGAAAGAGGTGTTGCCACCTTCGTTCTTCAACTGTGCAAGGCCGAGATAACGCATTTCAGCGGTGCGTTCCAATGCCATGTTCGACTTGGTGATTTCAAACACCTTGTCGTACTGGCTTGGGATCATCGTGTACTTGCCTTCCACGCCACGGAGGCCCGGAAGGAGCAAGTCACGGATTTGACTAAGATTAATAGCCATTGTGAGTTACTCCTTGTTAGGTGCCAGTCGTTACGCGGAAGTCTTGGAAGTTGAACGCGACGTAGACATAGTTATAGCCCGACGACGTGTCAGTTCCCGGCGCACCCGGAGGGGCCGTCACAAGACCGATAATGCGGAACGGAAGAGTGGTTGTGGCAGGGTTGATCGTTGTTTGATCAAGGTAAGCGCCAGACTGACCGCTTGTGGTGTTTGCAGTGCCAAGCGCGAAGTTTGCGTTCGCGTTGATGTCCGCAAGACCAATAGCGGTTGCTGAACCGCCTGCCTGAACCTTGAACACAGCCTGCGGGTCAGTCACAACATAAGCCGTGACGTCGCCAGTTGCGCCGGAACCGGGCCATGAAGGCGACCAGACCGTGCGGCCAAGAGCGGTGTTGAGGTATGTACAGCCGATGAAGATACCAGCAATCTGGGTCGTACCGGCGGTGGAACGGGTTACATAACCCGTGTTCAAAGACGTTACAGGATCACCTGAATAGACGGCGGTTGTATCGGCGTTCGCAATAAGACGGGTCTGTTGACCCAACGAGCCGGTGCGGCCATCAAGGAATCCCGCAAGTTGGAAACCAAAAGGCGCATTTGTGTTCGCCATAGGTTGCTCCTAATCGGGTAAATCACAAAGAAACAGCGCGTTTCAAAGCAATTCAACGATGAAGCCCACTACGGCGCGTAGCGGAGTGCAGAATTTTTATACTATCACATTGAAAGCATTGCAATAGGCAATAAAAAAGCCCCCAAAGGGGCTTTTCCGTTAGTTCTGAGGCACATTAATCGGCTGGTAAGACTTCTTAACCCCCGATTTTGCGCGATCACGTTCAAATGTACCCGCCGGGGACAAGCCAAGCGCACGTTCTTTCGCAATAACCGCCTCTCTTGCGGTCGAAAGTTCGCGATCTTGCGCCATGTTGGTAATTTCCATGGGGCGTTCCATCAAAATCATGCCTTTTTTACGGATTGGGCCTGAATAACCAATCGGCATCATGTGCGGATGGCGTTTTGCATCGACCGGTTCCCAGCCCGCCATGCGCATTTCAACCAAATGGTCGTCATCAATCTGGCCCGCGATAGATTCACGCTTCCAATTGTAGTCCCAACCTTCCGGAATGATGCGCGGATCGATGTAAAACTCATCGTACATCTGCGAATCATACTGTTCACCGCGCAATTTGTTGCGGATTTCTTCCGCACGGAGAGCCGCTTCACGCAAACCGCGCGATACCGGCGCTGCATCTGCCTTTACTTCTTCATTTCTTTCCAAATCAGCCATAGGAGCCTCTGTTGTTTCAATATTGAATGATTTCTTTGGCCTTCCGGGGCCACGTTTTTCCGTATCAGCCACTCATCGACCCCCTCTGAATCATTGCAAGTTTGCCTTCCAGATACTCTTCGTCGCTCATGTCCATATCTCGGGCAGCCTGACGCTCTGCCGCCGTCAATGTCATCGTGACGGTTTGGCCTGAACGCAGGTTTTGAGCAGCGTTTGTTCTGGAAACGGGAGCAGCCGCCATAGCTTGACGGGTCTGGCGCGGTTGCGGAGCAGGCGCAGCAGGTGCCGCATCTTGCGATTCTCCGTAAACCTTTGATTCAATGTAAGAAAAATACTCCGGGGAGTCCGGTTGGATCTTCTTAGCCATTGTTTCGTAGTGAGCCGCCGTCATCAACGCTGTTTTATCAGGATCAGTCAGCACATCTCTGTGTGAACGGAGCCACGCCTGTGAGGCTGGGCTTTGCACTTGGCGGATTTGCGCTTCAATCGGATCGATGTCCTGTTCTTCATAACGAGGCTCAGGCTGCTTCCGTTGATGCTCAAGCATTTGCTTTTCGTAAGTCAGCCTTTCTTCCAAGGCTTCTTTACCTTGCGCCAACTGCACAAGTTTTGATTCTACTTGTGCCATCTGACGCTGAATCTTGGCGGCTTTTGCGTAATCACCTTCCGCCAAAACTGATGCGTAATCGCGCTCCAACATTTCTGCATCGCGCTCAAAACTTGCGATTGCATTGTTAAACGCCATCAGATTGCTATCTTGCGCTTGGATTTGATATGTTTTGGCTTCTGTCTCACGCTGACGCGCAAGCTTTTCCGCCTCCATCTTCAAACGACGCGCTTCGGAAGCTTCTCTTTGCTTTTCTTCCAACTGTTTGCGAAGAAGTTCTACGCCATCGTCTTTCTTAGGCTCTGGCTCTGGCGCAGCAACAATCTCTTCTTCTTGCGCTTTTTGCACCACAGGCTCTGCACCAAGATCAATTTCCATTTGAAGAGGTGCTGGCGGTGCCTTTACCGTAATCTCTGCGGCTTCTAAATCCGACATTCATCCCTCCTTAGAAAGCAACATCAGGCTCAGGAATCGTCAAGCGAACTTGAGTGTCCTGAATCATGTGGCAAAGCTGACCATTGATGTTGAGTTTCCATCCGTCCGAAGAACGGACAACAACCCAATCGCCAACGTCAACGTTCTGCCCCGCAAATGACGTGCGATCATCATCGACAAATGCCAGCGGGCCTTTCTTCAAGACCAGCGCAACTTTGCCCTGATAATCATCTTCTTTGCGAACTGTGTCGGGGAGGTGAAGACCGGAAGCCAATTTCTCCGGTCGTTTGTAAACTGCACATAGAATGTAGTTATGAAACACATTGACCTTTGAAAGGTCACCTATTGCAAGCTTAAGTTCTTCACGCGGATCACCCGCATGAAACATTTTCATCGTAGCTGTTTTCATCTCATCTCGCTTTTCTATCGATGCCGACGATGTCTTCCATCGCCTCTTTCGCCCAGATAAGTGTGTCAGATAATCCTTTTAGGTACCCGACACGGTTTTTGTAGTCCTCATAGTTTTGAGCGGAACCTTGCAAAAGGGCTTCTGCAAGACTCCGCCGTTCTTCCTCTATACGGGCCTCTAGTTTTCGGTAGAGGCCCAAGTCTAAAGATGCCAAGTGGCCTCCTTATGCGGTGCCGTCCGGAACCGGCCATTTCGTCTTGGCAATACGACCAAGACCTGACCCCGACCCAAACTCAGTTTCCTGATGCTTGGGCATCCAGTTCTTCACCCGACCGCCGGACTTACGCATCGGGGGAACAGGAGCAGACATTCCCGGCCCGCCCGGCATCATAGCGCCCATAGCGCCGAGACCCGGACCAGCGCCCGCAGCGCCCATCATTGGAGGCATTGCGGGAGGCATCGCAGGCGGCATTGGCGGGATTGGAGGAGCCACCGGAGGTGCGCCCATACCAACACCAGCACCAAGCGGTTGCTGCGGAGCTTGCTGCGGAGAAATCATGATGTTGACGGTTGTCTTGCCCTTGCCGACACGACCGCCTTCTTTGCGGTGCGCACGACCACCATGCTTCAATCCTTCCATGGATTGCTGCTTGTCGTGCTTTTTGTCAGCCGCAGACTTTTCCCATTTCTCAAGGGACATGCCGTGCTTCTTCGCAAGCTTCTTGTCTTCCTTCAAATCTTTCTTGGAGTGTTCCCATTCAGCGTGGCTAACCTTGCCGCCTGATTTGCGGATTGGCGCTGCCATATCTTGCGGGACAATTGTTTTCTTTGGTGCGGCTGTAGGAAGACCTTCCATCTTCTTCCGCGCAACCATTGCACCGATGACCTTCTTCCGCTGCTGCGGTGTAGCACCAATTACCCCGCCACGCGCATAACCTGTGGTCGTCGACCCAAGGTCTTTGCGCTCGTTGGGATGTTCAGCTTCGTACTCTTCAACAATTGTACGACGCGGAGGCATTGGGACTTTCTTCTGATCCAAGTCCTTTGGGCGCGGTGTTGGAAGCGGAACATTGCCGCCATCAGCGCGTTTACGAACGCCTTTGCCAAGATTGGTTTTGCAATCCTTGCCTGTCATGTCCGCAACTTTGCCGCCACGCTTAAAGCGTTGCTTGCCAATCGGCATTTTGCCAGCGGGGACAACTGTATCCAGTTGCGGCACACCATCATACGGTTCGGTATCATTGAAGATATCGCCGCGAGGATGGGACTTGCCCTTGTATGTCTTCTCAAGCCTGTCGGCCCGCGATTTTTTTGCTTCGTCTTTGTAGCTGCTCATGATGCGCCCTCAGATATTGGGATTAGTTGAAACGCCCGCCATTTCGGGCTGGATAAATTTTTCAGCCAGAGAGGCGCTCTCTGGGTGAACAGCAACTTCACGCGCAAGTTGAAACATCGCGATCCGTTCCCTGCTTTCTCTATCTGCTGCACGGTTCTGAGCGTCAGCCACAGCATCCAATTCACGGACCCTAACTTCTTCCATTTTGGCTTTAGAGTCAACGAGTTTTGCCTCTGCAACCATGAGTTGTGGGTTAGGCGGAGGCGGTCCGGGAGGCATTTGCGGCATAAAGAGAGACGCCGCATCTTCAATGCCAAGCATAGAAAGAATGCGCTCATCGACCTTGCGGGGATCGTAGAGCGTCGGGTTCTGTGCCTGCATTTGTTTGATCGCCATAGCCTTCTGGATACGCGCCGATTGCGACGGCGTATTGGGGTCAGCTACAGGAACAAGATTGATATTATTGATCGCTGTAATCAGCGTTTCAGGTGTCCAGTTGTACGCGGGATACTGATTATTCTCCCAAAACGCTTCTGGGCATTCCTTGAACAATTCTTTGAGCAGCTTGAATTCACGCGCTTGCGATGCATGCATGCGCTTGTGAACCGCCGCAATTACCTTCTGCGCCTGCTCAATCATGGCGATTGTGGTGCCGACAGGGGCTTCCTGATTGCCATCACCGACGTTCATTTCCGCCGTAGATGCAAGGCGTTGGCCTGATTGCTCAATCAAACCCAGCAAGTTGAGGAATTGTCCGTCAACGCTGCGGTAAGGAAGCGGCATAACAGCCGTTTGGATTGGCTGTCCTGATGTATCAATCGGCATACCGCCGCCCGGTGGCACACGAAATTCGTTGGTGTTCTGCCGCCCAGCTTGCTTTGCGTACAAGAAGCCGGGGAAGTTGGCGAACATGCCGTTATCGATGCACAACCGCCAACCAGCGGTCAGCGCCATCGTCGTATTGCCCACCAAGTGAAGAAGGCCGAGGCCATAAAAACCAAAACCGGGGACAAATATATAATCGACGAAAACTTGTCTGCGGAGGCACAATGGGTCATCGGGTTCCCACCACCTGCGGATTTCCAAGACTTCCGAAGATGTCTTATCAATCGTTACACGATACGGAAGCGCAAGGCCCGTCAGTTCGCCGTTCTCATCCTCATGCTCAAAGCCGGGAATGTCCAACTCGCAATAGCATTCATAAATCTCACGGATCTGGTTATCGACCGTGGAGAAGTTGTTTGGCATCACGCCTTGAAGCTGCTTGATCTTTTCTTCAACAACGTTCTCCTTGGGCGGAGAAGGCGTATGCAAGGGAACATTACGATACATGCCCACAAGCTGAAGGCGCTTGATTGTTGAGGGCGGCATCTTGATGACGTGAGTGATGCGCTGCGCTGTTTGCGCAGTCGTCTCAGCATTGGAAATGATGATTTCCGGGATGCTGACAAATTCGGATACTGGCCGCCTACGGATGGGGCAGTAATAAACCTTTTTGAACGCGGTCCCACCAAACCCAAGCGAGAAGAACATGCGTTCGGTGTCGGGGTAATATTCAGCCGCCGTTGTGGTCAAGTAATGGTTGAAGTCTTTCTCAAAAGCCATTGCCTGCATTTCGATATTTTGGCTTGTGAGACCATCATTGCGGACCTTTACGGGACCGGATGAGGGGAGCAATTCACCCTGCGCGTTTGATTGAAACCGCACGATTGATTCAAGAAGAAGCGGGTGACGGACGGTTGCTTGACCTTCTACCGCCGTAGAGCCATCAGCGGCGTTGCTGCGTGGCTGTTCGATCTTTGTTCCCAGCAATTCAAGGCCAGCGGTATATTGTTGAAGAAGTTCTTGGCGGGATTCATCATCTTGCATGATGAGGCGCGTGAGTTCTGCGCCGATGCTACCAAGCGTTTCCTGATTAATTCTTAGCGCCAGATTTTCATGGAAATCGTCGCTCTCTTCTTTATCCCGCTGCGGGCCGCCAAGGCTGATGGTCACGGAACCATCAGGAAGTTCTACTTTTACATATGGCGATTTCGGGTCTACGGTTGCTTCAACGTCCCCTTGCGCTACCATATCCATATCGATCTGGCCGTAATCGGGCGTTTCATTTCCCATTACGGGAACTTGGCGAAGATTTAATGGCGCTAAGGGCATGGGCTATACCGGGTAAAGAGCCGTGGGTTTATGGGGCCTGTATAGCATGGATTCCGTCTTATCCGCTACTATTTCTACAGGTTTTCTTGCTAATCCAATGACACGCAAATGCGACAAGGCTTGGGTCATGCTATCGACCAAGTCATCATGGGCGGCTTTGGGAAAAGATTCAGCCTGCTCAATCAGCTTTTCAGCCCACTCTTTGTCAGGCGCGTAGATCATTCCTTCCGCAAACAGATGCTGGATTGCGTAGGTTCTTGCGACTTTGTCCCCGCGACCGGGATCAACAAGCTGGATGCCCCAATCTTCACGCGCGAATGAATGACGTAGTTCTTGCGCGACCGAAATCCCCGCCGCCTTGGATTCGATGAGAAGCTTGTCGATCTTGAACCGATTGCAGAGATCGACGACCTTCTTGGTCAGTTGCGGAAACTCCAGACGATCTTGCCATGCATAGATCAGCATAAGGCGCTGGTTTTCTTGGCGGTCGGTCCAGACACCCCAGATGGTCAGGGCCGAGTAATCGTTCTCTTGTTTGGTGGTGTAGGCGGTGTCCAGTGAGCCGATGATATATTCGAACGGCGGGAAGACATCTTTCTGCAAGCCTTCGCCGCTGGAGATCTTTTCATCCCAGAGCAACCACCATTCCCGCTTGATGATACCCCCGCCTTTCGGCTTTGGCCTTTGCTGGAGTTGGCCCGCCGCCGCAAAGGGGCCGAGGCGGGTTTCTAATTCATCGACTTCGCCGTCACCGAAACGGGTCGGAACCAACAGTTCCCCCTCTTCCGTGCGCTGGTCGCTGTACCAGTTTGTCATGCAGTGCCGGTCAGGCTCGTAGCGCATAGGCAGGCAGAGATGCACCCAGTTGCCGGTGTCTTTGGAGAGGACGTGACCCGTCAGGTCGGATTCATGCAGCCTCTGCATGATGACAATATACGCGCCGGTCTTTGGATCATTGAGACGGGTGGACATGGATTGATCCCACCACTCCAGCGTCCCTTGGCGCACAAGGTCGGATTCAACCTCATTGGCGTTGTGCGGGTCATCGCAGATAATAATGGAGCCGCCTTCACCCGTCAGAGCGCCGTCAACCGATGTTGACAGTCTGTAACCGCCCTTGTCGTTGTCAAAGCGGACCTTGGTGTTTTGGTCGGATGTAATCTGGAAATAATCGCCCCAGTATCTTTGGTAAAACGGAGATTCGATCAGGCGGCGGGTTTTGATGCTGTCGCGGATAGAGAGCGACTGCGCGTAGGATGCAAACAGGAATTGCACATGCGGGCCGGATAGGGGCCCTTTGTTGCTTTGCGCCCATGTCCATGCGGGGAAACAGACGGAAACCATGGACGACTTGGATGTGCGGGGCGGGACGTTAATAACGAGGCGCTTGATTTCTCCCCGTGTTACCGCCTGTAGGTGTTCCGCGATGGCTTCAAGGTGCCAGCCATATTTGTAGGGGTTTGGGTCGATATACTTCCAAGCACCAGCGACAAAGTCCACCATCTTCTCTTCAAAGTTTAGCCTTTGAAGTTCCTTGGCGACGTCATCCGGATATTTCTCCAGCACCTCGTCCAGCGTGGGCGGGGTGAGTATCCGGCTTGTGTTATTCTTGTTCAATGTATTCACCATCAACAATCATAGGGCCGCCAACTTTCTGCTGGGTGCGTTCCAGCAGGGCGATGCGCTCTTCGTATGACAGGTCACCAAAGTTGAAGACAATGGTGGGGCGGGGATTGAGTTGTTCTTCTGAGGGCTTTTCTTTCCATCCGACTTGGGTGCGTAAGATAAACTGCGCTGCCTGAATGGATGAAGGATTGTCTTTAAGTGCTTGAGAATAAATGTTTTCTACGACAAGAGCATGCCCGATGGTCCGCCCTGTTTTGATTTCGTCGTTGTAGTTTTTGGATAGCCACGCGCGGCTTACGCCCAGTTCGTCAGCGATATAATCAAGGGTGTAGCCTTGTTTTGCCATACCTTTGATGGCTTTTGCGAGGGTTTCTTCGCGGTCGATGCTTTTCTTGCGGCCTTTCTTTGGCCCCGCGCCTTTCGGGTTTTCTTCCGTCTTCGGGGTGTCCGGCAATTTTGATGGCCGGTTCTTGTTAGAAATCAAACGCATGGCGGCCTCCTTGTGCGCATAGTTTAAGATTTAGTTGACAAGAATACAAGACCCGCTATGTTGAACAAAGGAGGAACACATGACAGAGAAACTATGTTTGAATTGCAAATGGTTTTTATCGCCCAAGGTAAGCGAGGAGAAGAACCATATATGCGCCAACCCGCTGAACGATTTCTTCTACGATCATTTCAATGCATCGACGGGGAATATGGTGGAGAACATCCGGCGGGCGATGGCGGTGGATTACGATGACGTTTGCGACCGTTGGGAAAAAAGGAAAGACAAGTGATGCTGACGCGCAGGCAGAAGGATGTGTACGATTTTATCGCGGCCTATATCGCGGAGCATCAGATATCCCCGACGTTTCAGGAGATTGCGAACCAGCTTGGGATTAAGAACCGGAGCAACGTCCATGCGTTTCTGAACCACATGGAGAAGAAGGGGTATATCCGCCGGAGTAAGGACAAATTGTCCCGGTCTGTGGAATTATTGGGGCGACAAGAAATCTGCGGAGTATGTGGCAAGATCATTATGGGCGGGTCCGATGCCGATTGAAGTTTTGGACAATTATTTGGAAGGGGAGTATTTCCGTTCAATCGCTGACACGATGATGTCTGACCAGTTCCCGTGGTTTATCGCATCGGGGGTAAACCATGCGGACGACGATCAGCGGCAGATGATCCATATCTTTTACCGCGCAAATTTAGCGAATAGCGGGTATTTCAATCTCCTTCAGCCAATGCTGGATGGGCTGATGGCTTCATCCCTGATCCGTGTCAAAGCCAATTTGACACCGCGATCTGATAAAATTGTCAGGCATGGGTTACATCGGGATCAGGACTTTCGGTGCAAGATCGGCATTTTGTACATCAACACCAATGATGGGTTTACGGAATTTGAAGATGGGACAATTGTGAAGTCCGTCGCCAACCGCATGGTTATTTTTGACAATGACCTTTTGCATGGGGGGACGACTTGCACGGATGCGCATGAACGGATTGTGATCAACATCAACTTTGCGGAAAGGATTCCCGTATGAGTGGGCTGTTTGATTTCATTAAATCTATGGACGCAGCTTCGCCCCAAGTATTCACATTTCCCAATAATGGCGTAGCCTTTGATCGATTGCCCAAAGATGTTTACGATAAACTAGTGTCCGCTATTGATAAGGCGCGGGATAAAAACGCTTCAGCGAATTCCCGCTTAGTGGGCCATTTGCGGAACGAGATAGATTTCCCGGAGGGAAAAGAAATCATTAAGGACATTGTTCTGTCTTTGGCCGCCACACATGCGGGGTATTTCAATCATTTCAAAAACCACGCAATCCTGACCAAGCCGGGGCAGATGGTCATTGATCCTTTATGGATCAATTTTCAGAGCCGGTATGAGTTTAATCCCCCGCACGGGCATGAGGGGGTCTACTCTTTTGTCATATGGGTCAGGATACCATACACCCTGCAAGCTGAGATTAATCAGTTTCCTGACGCCAAGCACAAAATGACATCGATGTTTGGGTTCATTACCTCAGACATTTTAGGCCGAAGCCACATCAACCCAATCCCTGTCGATCAGGATTATGAGGGGGTGATTTGCCTCTTCCCCTCATCACTTGTCCATTATGTGAACCCGTTTTTTACAACAAACCAGCAGCGCATTTCAGTTTCAGGTAACATCTTAATAGGGGAGAAATGATGAGAGCCTTAATTCTAGCCGCCATGTTAGCGGCAACGCCCGCAGCCGCCAAGCAATCGGTCCTGTCTTGTTTCTCGGAAAAAGGCCAGCAGCACCTCACCATCGTGGGGACCGGCACGGAAGACGTTAAGCTTCAGTGGGATGGTGGGCCATTCAATTTCGGAACCGCCACATTTGAGGATGACCGCTACCTCGTCGTCAAGCAGTTCGGGAACAAAGGCACGTTCCGGATGGTTTATGACGCCACGACAGGTGCCGCCTATGGGGGTACAATATTCTACAACGGGAAGAAATGGGAATCGTCCTTTGTATGCGTGTGGCAGTAGTGTCAAAAAATTGACAGATATAGGAGGAAGTGATGGACCATCCGCATTATATAACGCCTGAAGAGGCTGAGAAGAAATACTGCCCGTTAAAATACTCTGAGTGCATTGGCTCAAAGTGCATGGCGTGGCGGTGGGGGCCATCTTACAAATGGAATGAAGATAAGGATAAACCAGAAGTAAATTACAGCACAACTCACGGTTATTGCGGTATGGTAAAATCATGATTGAATGGCAACCTATGCACACAGCCCCAAGGGATAACCGCTGGGTTCTGATCTACGACGAGAACGCCGCCAAGCATCCGTTCAAACTTGCGCGATGGCACCAAAACTGCGGGTGGCATAGCCCTCAGACCGGATTTATACTGTACCCAAAATACTGGGCCAACATCGATTACCCTGCTCCGTATTTTAAAACCCGCCTACGAAGGAAACACCGCCATGATGGGGCACAGGGAAAAGCTTAGGGGTGGGGCGGAGTATGA